CGAAGGCCCGTACGCGGGCGGGCAGCAAGCCGCCTGCTCGCACAAGATCACCGTGCGAGCATGGGCGCACGGCATCACGACCGGCTCGCGATTGAAGTTTGACCGCGGCAACGGCGCGGCGATTCGATACTTCGAGGTCGTGTCGATCACCGATCCGACCGAGATCAAGCACTATCAGCTCGTGCTTGCGAAGGAGGTCGTCGCATGAATCGCTTCGCAGCGGCAACCCGGCAGACATACGCAAAGGGGTTGAAGCTCAACCTCGACGCCGTGCGCGTGCAGCTGCAAGGCGTCGAGGGAATCGACGACACCATCGCAGCACTTGCCGCGCTGCCGGGTCGGGCGCAGACGAACCTCTATCGCCGCGCCATTCGTCCCGGCCTGATGGCAGTCGCCAAGGAAGCGCGCGCCCTCGTCCACAACATCCCGATTCGCAGCGGCCTCGAATCACGGGAGAGCAAGCGAGACGAGGATGGGTCCCTGCGCGACGAGATCGCGCGCGCGATCAAGGTGCGCGTCGGCATCAAGCCGAAGAAGGGCGTCTACGGCAACGTCGCCGTGCGCTACCCGAAGCGCGGCAAGAACGTGAACAAGATTCCGCCAGGACGCAAGGCGCAGCTCGCGCACCTCATCGAGTTCGGGTGGACGCTGAAGGTCGCGTATCGCGGCAAGCCACGCGCGCAGCCTGTCGAGATCGAAGGGACGGAGTTCATGACAAGCGCCTTTGAACGCGTCGCGCCACGGGCCCGGCGGCTCGTGCAGCAGGCGATTGTGGCGCTTACCCGCGACCCGTCCATCGGAAAGAAGCAGTTCGCGAAGGCGATGGAGGCGGTGCTCTGATGGCCGTGATCGAGCAAGCCATCTACTCGCTGCTGAACACGAAAGGCGTGACGAGCCTAGTCCCGCTCGCGTCGATCACGCCGGACGTTCGCAAGAAGGACGGGACGCTTCCGGCGATCGTCTACCGAATCGGCTACGGCGAACCGATCAAGACCCTCGCCGGGCCGCACGCCTCGCTGACGAGGACAGACGTCACGATCACCGCATACGCGACGACGCGCCTTGCGTGCCGCAACATCCTCAACGCCTGCGGGGTTGTATTCGACGGGTACAGCGGGGAAACTGGCGGCGTCGTGATTCGCGGCCTTACGCTCGACTCGTTCGAGACCGCCTACTTCGAGCCCATCGCGGGCGAGAATCAGGGCGTGTACGCCGCGGCGCTCACGATCCGCGTGATGCACGAGACACTCTGATGCCGCTTCTATCGCAAACCACCTACGTAAAGATCGGCGGCCTGTTCGACGAACAAGGTGGCGGCGCGGTGACGGCGGCGCAAGTGCGATCGTGGGCATTCAGCCCTGCAACGACCGCCAACGAAATCGTCGCCCCCGACCTCGGCACGACGACGATCGCCGTGCGACCGGCGACCGTGGACTACGGCACGCTCGAGCTCGAGGTGTTCGTAGACGCGAACGCAAAGCAGTACACGGCCGAACTATGGGCGACGTGGCAAGGACTGCAGCGCAACTACGCCGTGGCGATCACGTGCCCGGACAACGTTCCCGCCGACCGCTATCAGCAACTGTCGTTCGAGGGCATCATGCGAGACACCTCGCGCGAAGCAGTCGTAGACGGTGCGCTGATCCAACGGCTCACGATCCGACTAAAGACATTCGTCACGAGCAAGTATCTGAGCACCCTCATCTTCGACTGACTTCATCAATCCGCACCAACACCCACAAGGGACAACACCATGGCAGCTAACAGCAGCTACAACACCGTTATCAAGAAGGGCGCAACGACGCTCGGCGACATCACCTCCATCAGCCTGTCGGGAATCACCCGCACCGAGATCGACGTGACCGCGCTGACCGACACCGCGAAGACCTACCTCATGGGCACCGTGGACTCGGGCACCATCGAGGTCAGCTTCAACTACGACGACACGCTCGACGACTATGTGCCGGCCACCGGTAGCTCGACTTCGTCGGCCTGGTCGATCGTGTACCAAGTCGGATCGAGCAAGACGCAGACGCTGTCCTTCAACGCCTTCGAGCAGTCCTTCAGCATCGAGGCCGGTGTCGACGCCGCGCTCACGGGCAACCTGACCCTTCGCATCGACGGCGTTGTGACGTTCGGCGCTCCGGCCTGACGCGGTTGCGTGACGGCGTCGCAAGGCTTACGATGGGGACATGACTACCCCGACGGCATCGCATGCTTCCAAAGACGCCATCCTCGCACTGGCTCGCAGCACGAGGATCGAGCGCGTCGAGATCGACGGTCTCGGCGCGCCGATCTTCGTGCGCGGCCTGTCCGCGCGCGAGCGCGACGCATTCGAGGCGTCGTGCATGGCAGGCAAGGGCAAAGCGCGAGGACTCAACATGGACAACGTGCGAGCGCGCCTGCTCGTGCGATCCATCTGTGACGTTGACGGCGCCCGGATCTTCGCCGATCACGAAGCCGACGCGCTCGGCGACGTGCCCGCCGCAGTCATCGACCGCCTGTTCACGATCGCGCAGCAACTATCCGGCCTCAGCCCGACGGACGTGGAAGACCTCGCGGGAAACTGAAAGCGCGCCCGGGGCGGAGGTTCATCTTCCGCCTCGCGGCGCAGCTCGGCATGACGGTCGAGGACATGCTTGCGCGCATGAGCTCCGAGGAACTCTCGGAGTGGATGGCGTTCGATCGCCTCGAGCCGATTGGGTGGGCGAGAGTCGACTTGGTCGGCGGGTTGCTCTGCTCGCTCCTCGCGAATCAACACCGCAAGCGCGGCGCGAAAGCGTTCAAGCCGGGCGACTTCATGCCGTTCCTCGAGCGCGAAACGCTCGACGTGAGCGACCCGGATGCCTTGGCGGCCGCATTCGGCTCGTTGCTCAAGAAGTCGCCACGCTGATGGAAACCGTTACCACTGCTCAGCAGGGAGCCTATTGATATGGCGACGATTGGCAACCTGTTCGTGAAGATCGGCGCAGACACGAAGCCGATGGAAAAGTCGCTCGCGGAAGCGAAGGGACGCCTCGGTCAGTGGGCCTCGTCCATTGGCGGCATCGCGATGGGGGCGGGTGGCATGCTTGCCTCAGTCCTGCCCGGCGACCTCGGCGCCGGTGCGGCGCGCATCATGAGCGGCCTGCAAGGCATCGCCAACGTGGCGCAAAGCGGCAGCAAGATCGTCGGCATGTTTGGCGACGCCGTGGGGTTGCTCGCGAATCCGTTCGCGGCGGCGGCGCTCGGCGCGACCGCGGCCGCAGTCGCGATCGCGGCGGTGGGCGCGGCGATTGTGATAGCGACGCTGAAGGCCGCGAAGCTCGGCGACCAACTCAAGGAAACGGCCGACGAACTCGGCACGACGGCCGAGGGCTTCCAGCGCCTGGAATACGTCGGCACCGCCGCGGGGGCGGGACCGGAGAAGATCCGCGCGTCGATCACGAAAATGCAGTTCGCGCTCGCAAGCGCCGCGCAGGGAAGCCAGGAATCCGCGAAGGCGTTCCAGCGGCTCGGCCTCGACATCAGCAAGCTCAACACGCAAGACGCGACCAAGTCCTTCGAGGAAATCATCGGCAAGATCCGCGAGCTGCCGACGCATACCGAGAAGGTCAAGGCGCTGCGCGACATCTTCGGCAAGGGAGGCGCGGGCCTTGCGGGCATGGTCAAGTTGAGCGCCGAGGAGATGGCGCAACTCAACAAGGAAGCGGCGGCGTTCTCGATTCGAGAAGGCAGCGTGCAGGCACTTGCATCGTTGCAGGATTCAGTCGACACGCTCGGCCTCGCATTCCAGCGCCTGATGGCCGAAGCCGTTGCGCCGTTCGCGCCGTTGCTGCAGACCGTCACCGATGCCCTGAAGGAAATGCTGGCATCGAATGCCGACGACCTGTATCGCGCGATGAGCGGGCTCGCGGCGCTCACGGCCGAGTTCCTCGACGGATTGCGACCAACCTACGAAGCGTTGATGGGCATACTCAACGTGCTGCAGTCGATCAACGGATTCGTGAGCGGCGTGATGCTCGACGTAGTAGGCAAGGTGCTCCGCACGATCCTCGGCATCGTCGAAGCGATCAACCTCATCCCCGGCATCGAGATCCCGACGGCCGGCCTCGAGCGCCTCACGCAGATCGCAGACAAGCTAAAGACCGATGCCTTTACGCGATCAGCGCAAGACCTCAACGACGCGGGCGAGCGCTTCGCGATGGCGGGAGAGACATGGATGGCGAACGCCAGGGGCGAAGCGGGGGCGCTTACCAAGACGCTCCAGGACTTTGAAGCCGCTCGCCGCGCCGTCGCGGACTCGCCCGCAGCCGCGATAGAAGCCGCGCCTGTCGTTGATCCGGCAAGCGTCGCCAAGGCGGAAGAGGTCGGCAAGATCATCAGCAAGCTGCGAGATGACATCGCCGCGGTCGGCGCCTATCCCGAGGAACTGATGGAGCGCCAGCTCCGCAAGCTCAACGCAACCGAGGAGCAGATCAGCGAAGCCCTCGCACTGCAGCAGCAGCTGACGACGGCGCAGAATGAGGCGAACGCCGGGAAGCAGATCAACAAGACGATCGAGGATCTCGCGAGCAAGATGGAGCGCCTCGTGCTCGGCGAGGAGATGATGCTAGAAATCGACCTCCAGCGCCTCGGCGCGACGCAAGACCAGATCGACGCCGCGAAGGTCTACGCGAAGACGATCAAGGACGCCGAAGCGAACAACAAGATCGCGGCGCAGCTTGACGACATGCGGCGCAAGGTCGATGAGTTCGGCAAGAGCGCCGCGGAACTTGCGGCCGCGCAGCTCGCCTCGCTCGGCGCCACGCAGGCGCAGATCGACGAGGCGGTGCGCCTGCAGAACGAACTCGCCGCGATGGAGACCGCGGCGAACAACGCCGCCGAGGTGGAGCGCATCCTTGCCGACGTAGCGCGCGCAGCAGACGATGCCGGCAAGTCAGAAATGGAACTGATGCGCCGACGGCTCGAGGCGCTCAACGCGACCGAGGACCAGATCACGCGCGCGCTCGGGGCGCTTCGCGATACGCAGGTCGGCAACATGCTGCGCGACCTCGAGGATCAAGCCAAGCGCGCGACCATGAGCGAGCGCGAACTGCTCGAGGAGCGGCTCCGCGCCGCAGGCGCGACGGCCGAGGAGATCGCCAAAGGACTCGAACTCCAGGACAAGATCACCGCCGCCAAGACCAAGGACGCAGCAAAGGAAGACAAGGGTGCCGCGGCAGGACCCGACTCCGTGCAGACCGCGCTCGGGTCGATCAAGCTGCCGGGCGTCATGAGCTCCGTGCGAATCGCCGAGCAGCAGCTCGACGTGCAGACGACATCCGCGCGCATGCTTGAGCAGATCGCGGGCGCAACCGTCACGACCTCCGGGCTGCTGATGGCAGCGGCCGAGCAGGGCGGCAGTCGCAACACGGGAACCATGCTTGAAGACCAGACGCTGTCGGTGCTGAAGCAGATCGAAGCCAATACGCGAGCCTTCGCAGGAGTGTTGACCTAATGCCCGCAATCGTCCTCGACATCAAGAAGATCGGCGCATCCGCCGGGTCGGACGACACGAGCACGTACACCGAGGAGTACATCGCGACAGCGAGCGACGGTTCGGCACTCACGTACAACGACGTGATTACGGCGCTGCCCGCGTTCGGCACGAGCGAAACCGTGCTGGGCGTCAATGCCTTCCTCGCGACGAAGCAGGTCGACAGCATCGAGGACACCGCGGGCCGCGCGTGGTCGGTCGTGCTTACGTTCAACTCCGAGACCGTAGACGATGACTTCGTCGCGCTCGACATGAACAGCAGCGCGACCGCGGTGGACTTCTATCGCGCTGGCGCAAGCGCGCCGGGCAACCTGAACACGCCCGGCAACAGCGATATCGGCGGGACGCCGATCGACCAAGGCGGGCAACCCGTCACGACGCTTGTGCCGACGCAAGAACTGTCGATTACGAACTACCGCGCCGACAACAACGCCGTCGCGATTCGCTCCGCGCTCGGCAAGCGAAACAGCGGGTCGTGGTTGGGCGCCGCAGCCGGGTACGTCCTGTTCACGGGCGCAACGGCCAAGCGCGTCGGCATCAACAAGTACGAGGTGCAGTACAAGTTCGTCTATGACGACTACGCGCACTGCCGCCAGGTCGCGATCCGGGACCTCGACTCGAAAGCGCGCCTGAGTGCTCCAGACGCGAACGGCCTTTGCAACGCCTCGCTCGTCGTGTGGCGGCAACCGTTTCCGGCGACGTACAACTTCGGGAGCATGGGGATCGTGACCTGATGGCGATGAAGCCGACCATCACGACCGGCCTCGGCGCGCTCACGCCCGCCACGTGGAAAGACCTCGTGCAGGCGGTCGACTACGTCAAGGCGCAGCTCGCGGTGACGAACGGGCAGCTCGGCACCCTGCGCGAGTTCCCGCGATGGATCACGGTCGAGATCGGAGAAGCGACGAAGCTCGACAACGTCGCGCGATGGGAATACGCCTGGACACAAGTGCGGCGCGAAGCCACCGAAACGACGTTCGCTGCCGACGCGCTATCGGCGCTGACGAACGACACGCAGGGCATGAGCAAGGCGCTCAACACGTTCGAGGCGGCCAACACGAAGACGACGGCGTACGGCTACGCCGTGCTCGAGCCAGACGGAATCGAACTGACGCAGCACGAAGGCTTTGAAATCAAGCCAGTACCGGAAGGCGCAGTAGTGCACTTGCTGATGGTGCGCGATACGGGAGGCGTGCTGAAACTCGAGTTCGGTGCGCCGAACCCGATCGACGGTATCTGCCCAGAGCCGCCGCAACCCTTGACGAACGCGTACGACTATGGCACGTTCCTCGAGCCCGACCCGCTCGCGATCCCGTACGACGGCGAGACCTTTGCGGCGCCGAACGAAACGATCCTAGACTTCGGCGACTTCACGTAAGACCCCAGGAGCACGAGCATGGCACTCCAGATTAGGCGCGGCCTCGAAGCGAATCGCACGTTCATCGCGGACGAAGGCGAGCCGCTGTGGGTCACCGACACGGACCGCCTGTACGTCGGCGACGGTACGACGACCGGAGGCAAGGCAGTCAAGGCGCTTCCGGTCGGATCGGCGGGCGGCGACCTGCAGGGCACCTATCCGAACCCGACCGTCCACAAGATCCACGGCAACAACGTGCAAAGCGGTGCGCCCTCGGACGGCGACGTGCTCCAATGGGAAACAGCGCACTCGCGATGGAGTCGCAAGTATGTCGACCTGTCCTACCTCGAGGTATGGCTTTCGGCCGGGCCCGTGACGCTTGCCACTAAGACCTTTACGACCATCGCGCAGCTCACGCTGACGCAAGGCACGTGGCTTGTGACGGCCAACGTCATGACGTTGGGGGTTGGCGACTACAACGCGGCCGAGTTCCAGATCATCGACGCGACGAACGTGGAATGGGGAGGCGCGGCAGTCAACTCGACGATCGACTGGCCCGCGAGCACAAGCGTCACGACGCTCATCACGACGGCGGGCTCGCTTGCGATCTACCTCAAGGGCAAAGGCGCAGACGCGTACGTTGACGCAGTCCCCGTGTCGCCGAACAACGAAATCCCGCGCGTCACCGGGCTAGTAGCCGTCCGCATCGGATGACTTCAATCGCCTCGACTGCTAGGATGAGGAAATGACGAGAGAGGCAGACAACACCGTGAAGCTGTCGCTGCGCGACTGGCTCGCCATCGGAGCGCTTGCGACGACAATCATGGGAGCGGTGCTCGGCGCATTCGTCCACCATGATCGCCTACTGATGCAGCTCGTCACGCAGCAGCAGGCAGCCAACGCGCGACTCGACAAGATCGAAACCAAGATCGAAGCCAAGCTCGAAAGGAAACTGCCATGAGCAAGATCGCGGACGCACTCCAGGGCAAGTCCTGGAAGACAACCGGCGCAGGTGTTGCCGCGATCCTCGTCGCAGGCGGCGCGGCCCTGACCGCGCTTACCGACGCCGACCCGGCAACCCATCCCGATTGGGCCGCGCTCATCGCCGCAATCATCGCGGGCGTCGGCCTCATCTTCGCCAAGGACAACGCGAAGCCCTGAGGTGTATGCGTTCCTGCGCGCCATCCTCGACTCGTTGCTCGCATGGGTGCATCGCCTTGCGGGCGAGCGCGGCAAGGCGATCGACGCGCCGACTGATGCAGGCGCTCTGCATCGCGCTGGTGCTCGCATCCGCGAATGGATGCACCCGCGCGGTCCTCGTGAGCGAAAGCAGTCCGATCAGGACGGGACCTGAAGTTCGCGGCCGCGTCTACGTGCGCGAGCCCGAGGGGTGGAGATTGTCCGACAACGCCGTGACGATTCCCGAAGGGTGGTACTGCGTGCCGCCATCGTTCGTCGAGGCCGAAGCACCATGACGCTCACGCCCGCCGAATGCTGTTGCGATGGAGAGCCACCGGAGCCAGACCCGTGCCTCGCGCAAGACACCTACTCCCCGATCACATTGTGCTACTCGTACCTGATGTGCGAGAACTGGATCGCAGAGAAAAAGTACACGGGCGGATGCGCATGCGGGTTCGAGGCCGCGTGTCCGGGACAGCCAGGGCAAGATCCGCCGGTGTTCACGCCGCCGCCCACGGGATGCGGCTCGGCGCTCATCATCAACTACAAGGCATGTGATTGTCCATTTTCGTTCGGTGCAGTCTGTTGGGACAACTTGTGGCAGGCGTATGCGTCCTTCAACGGATGCGTATCCATCCCATTCAAGTCGCAAGGACAAGTGACGACCGGCGGATACTTCATCACGGCATCGGGCAATCCGGTAGGCCTATCGGCGACGTACAGCTGCGTCAGGGTGGAGTATGAACTTCCGGTCGCAGCGCGCGTCGCGTGGTCCTGCGAAGGGATTGGGCCGTGCGGTTCGTCGGAAAGTTGGTCGCTCGTCCCGCAAGCGTCGGCCACCAACTGCGACGGAAGCAGCGGAGGTGTCCCGGGCCCGTACCGGGTCCTTCACACGGGGCCGCCATACGTCACGCAAGCGCCGAGCATGTGGACCATCCGAAGGCAGACATCGAGCAGCGTCGCGAGCACGTGGGAAATCACCTCGACGAAGTTCGTGATCCGCAACACGGCCGGAACGATCGTGTACGAAACGACGACAACCGGCAAGACGATCGGACAAGTGTTCACGGAAGTCGACACACAGACAGCGGCGCCCGTGCAGCTCGTGAAGCAATACCCCGCAGGCGGATCAATCGCCGCTTTCTCAGTCGACCCGCAGCAGTTCACGGATGTATTTGAAGCGCAGGGTCCATCGACCATGACCGGGTTGACCGTGTACACGATCCGCGCCTACGTGCTCGCGGCAGGACAATCGCGACGCGCGCCGCTGATTACGATTGCGAACCCGCCGTACTCGATCCTCGTTGGCACGATCAACGTGGTGACTCCGTGGTCACTGATGGGATATGACATCAGCGGTTTCGCGCCGCACTCAGGAGTCACTACGTGGGGAGGCACGACTTTCTGGGCGTTCGCGGCCGACAACGGCTGGACGGAAGCATCCGTGTCGGCCTTATGCTCGGGCTTCGCAAGATCGTGGGACAACGAGCAGAACGCGATATACGCGGCGTTCGACTGCCAGGGCTACGTGCCAGGAACTCAACCTGTGGGCCAAGTTCCATATGGCGGCTACACGACGGCATACGGAAATCAGTGCGGCGGGGAGCCAGCCGTCATCGCGTGCCCGTTCACGGTCACGAACACGAACCCATGCACGCATCCGCCGGGGTTCATCGGGGGCGGATTGTTTGGAAGCCTCGCGACGCGAGACTTCCCCCCGAACGGCGAAGGCACTACGGTCGTGAACACATTCGCGCAGTGCTCCAGCAACTACGGAGGCTCCGTGTACGCGTGGGTTTGCGACCCGTTCGAGTCGGAAGCCGATTGTTGCTGCCCAGAGATCAACGGCGACAACTGCGCGGAAGCGTTCAGGACATTTTCCGGATGCCTTCTCACGCAGAGCGGGGCATATGCTGAATGGGATTACCTTTTCACGGTGACGCGATGAGCAAGAAAGTCCACGCCTTCAAGTTTCAGACGCAATACGCGCACTGGGAAATCGAACTCAACGACGACGCCGGCACGATCGTCGTGAAATCGCATCAACCAAAGCCGCCGCAGGAAATCGCGGATGGCGTGGAAGCGGATCGGCGAGCGTTGCATGAACGCATCGCGCAGCGCACGGCGGGAAATCCCGGGCTGGTGTCGAAGGCTGCGGCATGGATGAAGGCGGAAGCGTCGCTCAGGATCAGCGGTCCACTGCCGGACGACCAGTACGCGCTGCGCATCAAGGCGTGCACGGCGTGCCCGGAACTCGACGCCGTGGCCGATCCGCAGGTCGGTTGGTGCAAGAAGTGCGGATGTGGTCACAACGCGCGAGCCGAGCTCACGATCAAGGCGCGAATGCCCGCCGCGACGTGCCCGCTCAACAAGTGGCCGACCCTTGATGCGTCCGCGTCCCCGTCGTAGGATGCCCGCGTCCGGCGCGGCGCCCTGACGAGGATCGCCCGCAAGTGCGTGCGAGACTGCCCGACCGGACCTGACCCCCGGAAGCGCGCCCCGTAGACCTCGCGGTCCGGGGCGCGTTCCATTCCCCGCCACGCCGCCTACGTTGCCCTGTACGGCGTTCCCGCGCCGCACCCCCCCATCCGGCGCCCTGTACGCGCCCCTCCTCCTATACGCCCGCCTACGGCGTCCAATAGCCCCGGGAATAAATCTGCGAAATATCTGATGTCACCCCTGTACAACCCTTCCGGCGTCGGTATATTTACCTCATCAGCACCGCGCTGATTCGCAACCGCAACGGAGAACACCAATGACCATCTACATCGCAACCCTCGACACCGCGCACTTCACCTTCACGACCTTCGGCACGACCGCCGCCGCCGCCAAGGGCTACCTCGTTCAAGCGCTCAAGAAGCACGGCAAGACCAACAACCTCCGAAACAACTGGTTCGCCGACCTCAATGAGGACATCGTGATCGAGCAGATCGTCGAAGGCGACGCCATCGTTCGCTAACCCTCCCCGCACCTCAACACGAGAACACCATGCCCACGACCGCCACCATGTCCACCGCCCTCCCGACCCTTCCCGCCGTCACCGCCCTCACGTTCGGCGTCGAGATCGAAACGGGCATCCCCTTCGCTCGCAACCTCAACGTCGGCGGCTATCACAACGGCCGCGCCGTGCCCAACATGCCCGAGCGCGGCATCGTGAGCGGCGCGTGGCGCGCCTCGTCCGACGGCAGCATCAACGTGCCGAGCATGCAAGGCGTCGAGTTCGTGTCGCCCGTCCTCCGCGGCGCCGACGGCCTCGACAACGTCGCGATCGCCGTCGAGCGCATCGCCGCGATGGGCGCCAAGGTGAATCGCACGTGCGGCGTGCACATTCATGTCGGCTTCCCGACCAACGACCTCGCGGCCGTGCGTCGCCTCGTCCACCTCGTCGCGCATTGGGAGGCCGCCCTGTTCGCCACGACGGGCACCAAGAGCCGCGAAGAGAACCACTACTGCCGCTCCATCAAGACCGCGACCGTGCGCGGCGCGCGCTACACCTCGACCTCGACCGTGCGCAACGCGATCAACTCGAACCGCTATCACACTCTCAACCTCATGCCGCTCCTGTCGGGCTCGCAGCCGACCGTCGAGTTCCGCGTGTTCAGCGGCAGCGTCAACCCCAAGAAGATCGTCGCGTGGACGATGCTCGCTCTCGCGCTGGTCGAGGCCGCGCTCAACGGCCACCGCGCCAAGACCTTCGACATGCCCGAAACGAGCGTCGCGCGCGAGCGCGGCGAGGGCCGCGGCGAGCGCCTCGTGAAAGCGATGCTAAACGACCTGTTCGTGTGGAACGGCAAGAGCGCGACTCGCGGGCAGTTCGCGCACCCGACCTACGGCCATGAGTTCATGCGGAAGCAGCTCGTCCGCATGGCGAAGCGATACGACATGCACGACACCGCCGAAGTCGACTAATCCCCTCATCCATCACACTCACCAACACGGAGACCATCACCATGTGCGGACTGTTTGCCCTGTTCACCTCGACCCCCGACGCAACCCTCTGCCCCCGTTCCGCGTGCCGACTCGCCGCGGCGCAAGTCACGCGCGGCCATCACGCATGGGGCATCGCGTGGCTCGACTCCATCGGCACCATCCGGTCCTATCGCGCGATCGGCCCCGTCACCGACGGCCTCGAAATCATCGCCGACATCGCCACGACGGCGACCGCGATGATCGGCCATACGCGATGGGCGACGCACGGCGCGGCCGAAGACCTCGCATGCGCGCACCCGTTCACGTGCGCGGGCGGCTTCCTCGCGCACAACGGCATCATCCCGTCGCACGAACGACTCGCTCGCGAGCACGGCCTACTCTGCACGAGCGAGTGCGACTCCGAAGTGCTCGCGCGCCTCGTCGAATCGCATGCCGCGAACGGCGCCGCGGGCGCCTTCCGCGCGTCGATCAACGCCGTCGCGCACGGCGCGCCCCTCGCGACGATCGCCCTGTTCGGCGGCACCGACCCGCGCATCGTCTACGCGCGCCGCGGCAACCCGCTCGCGCGCACGACGATGCAGCACGGCAAAGCGACGCTCACGCTCATCGGCTCCAACGTCGCCGCCGCTCCGTCGATCGACGATGACACCGTGACCGTGCGGCACCTGTTCCGCCGCGGCGCACCTACGACCGTGACCCTCGACCGTACTGCCCCGACGATGCGCAACGTCAAGGGCTCGACCCTGTTCGCGTGACCCCCAACAAAGGAAACCCCATGCACACTATCGCAAGCGCCTTCCCTGTCCTCGCACCCGACCGCCGCATCGCGATCGCCGTCGAACTCTGCCGCCGCGATCCGCGCGGCATCGGAGCGGCCAACGAGTCGCTCGTCCTCCGCGTCGCGAACGCCCGAATGGGGCACCTCGACCTCGACAACGAGCACGAATGGACGACCGCGGCCTACGAACTCGAAGCCGCCGTCGAGCGATGGGCGCGGCGCTTTGGCCGCACTATCCTCCCGCCCAACACCCTCACGCCCGCCGAAGCGAGCGCGCGCACCATGCCCGAGGTGACCCGATGACCGACCTCGCACTCCGAGTACTGCACCAAGTCCGCCCGTGCGGGGACTGCTCCATGTGCTGCAAGCTGATGGAGATCGACCGCGACGACGGCACCAAGAAGCCGCACGGGCAATGGTGCGAGAATGCTCGCCTCGCGAACCGCGACGGGTGCGCCT